GCAGTGGACTAATCAAGAGATTTATGGTAAACTAAAGGCTACTGCAGAGAAAATTATTCACCACATCATTTCCTATGAGCAATAAAAAAGGCAAGAACTTTAGTGCTAACAATGCAACTGGTAAAAGAAAGAAGTCTGATTTCTATGAGACTCCTTATACTCTTACTCGGAAGTTTTTGGATGTAGAAGATTTTGATAAGTCATTATCTGTATGCGAACCTGCTTGTGGTGGAGGTGCTATTACTAGAGTATTAAAAGAGCATTGGGAAGATGATAAAGTAACTGCTTATGATAAAGAAACTAACTTCTTATGGGAGATGGGTCAATATGAATATGTTATCACTAATCCTCCATTCTCTATTGCCTTTGAGTTTATTCAGAGGGCAAAATTAGTAGCAAAGAGTAAGTTTGCTTTATTATTACCATTGTCATATCTTCATGGTAAGAAAAGATTTGATGAAATATATTCTGACAGAAGTTATGGATTAGAAAAAGTATATGTATTCACTAGGTATCCTATGTTGGGTGAAGCATTGAGAGAAGATGGTAAGTATAATACTGGTATGATGGTTTATGCGTGGTATGTATGGACAAATGGATACAGTGGACAACCTACGATAGACTGGTTAGATAATAATGAGGATGTATTATCTAAAAAAGATATGGAAGTTAAAACAGAATCTTCAAGTAATCCATTAAGTGATATAATTAATAAGGTGGAGTAGAGACACCAAAGAGATGAAATTAAAGAAACCATTAAAACATTGTCGGTTAGACCAGATGAAATTCTTCTATTGGGATGAACCATCCGATGAATCTAAAGACTCTCCTTCGGGAGGGTCTTTTTTTATGATAAATAATATTAAGTTATATTGAGACAAATGTTCTGTAAAGTACGGAAGAGCATCAAAGAGTATCGTGAATGGCAATTGAAAATGTATAATCGTTGGGAGGATACTCTTGAAGTAAGACTCGCAGGTATTAAAGCTGCTAAAGATAAACTCGAAGAACAGATAGATAGAGATAAGGAAGTTATAGAAGATTAGTGGATTTTGAAAACCAACTACAGACTGAACACCTTCTTATGGTGGATAGGGTATGTAGAACTTGTGGGATAGAGAAAGGACTACTTGCTGATTTCTATAGATGCAGGAAAGATCCTTCTCTTCCTTCTTCATATTCTTATGAGTGTAAACAGTGTGCTATAACAAGAGTTAATGATAGGAGTAAGAAGAAATATAAGTTGGGTACCTGTGAGATATGTGGTCATGGAAATAAAAAACTTATGAATACCATATGCATTAAATGTAATAGATCTCTTGCTGGATTTTATTATGACATTGACATATTGAATAAGGCTGTGGTACACTTAGAGAAACTCACTAAAGGGAATTATGATTGCCAAAAGAATAATATCTCGTGAATATATTAAAGATATTCCCAATTGGGAAAAGGAATACCTTACTATGAATGTTACTCTTAGCAAAAGAGAAAAGGAATTACTTGAAGGATCTCCAATCAAATCCCATGAGGGTATGGTGTACGGTAGAATGTATGCAGATTGGAAGGAGAAACGTATTAAGCAAACCTTAAATGCGTAAATAATTTATAAAATACCAAAAAACCATGAGTGGAGATTCAGGACTACAAGAACAACCAGTGATTTTTTATAGTGAAGAAATGACCGTATCGAAAATGATTCTTTTAGGAAAGAAAGGTATTTTATTTAAAGAATATGAATACCTCTTAGATGGATTGGAGTTAGATGCAACAGAAGAAGATAAATAACTTAAGAAACTGTCACATGCGATGAAGACATATTCAGAATTTATGCTAGAATGTTCTCAAGTTCGGGAGAGTAGTCTAAGCAGAATCAAAAGCAAGACCGATAAGGGAGGAGTTGCTATCCTTTCAGGATCTAGAGGTGACAAATCGAAGAAAGAGAACAAGGCACGAGCTAAGCAATTAGATCGTGACATAAAGGGCAAGGGTCTTCCTGGTGCTACTAAAGTAACTGGAAGATGGGATGAGAAGGATGACAAGACTGGTAAAACCACAAAGGTTAAAGAGAGAAGTCACGTAGTCACCTCTGGTAAAAAAGGTAAGAGAGCATTTAAGAAAGCAGTAAAAGCACTCGGTAAGAAGTATGGACAAGATGCAGTTCTTACTCAGACGAAGAAGACTGGCACTGTTAGTGCAACGAGAAAAGGAGGACTTGGAAAGGACACTGGTGGTAAAAACGTTAAAAGATTTACCGCAGGAACCATGAAACCAGGTAGAACTGGTGAGAATGATACCAAGATTAAGAAGAAGACATTTACTTATGAGTCATATCTTCGTTTACAAGAAAGAGGTAAGACTTATTGTATAATTTCTAACTGGAGAGGAAGAACTGTTACTACTCATATGTTCTTTAGTAAGTTTTCAAGACCAACTAAATCAGAAGTTGTAGCAGAAATCCAAAAGATATATCCTGGTGGAATTGTGCTATACTTTAATCCAGTACCAAGAGATCCTACAAAACCATTGATGTTTGCAGGGCAACAATAGGAGTCAAATATGCCTAATGATGACATATATCTGGGTAATCCTAATTTAAAAAAGGCAAACACCCCAGTTGAATTTACTGCTGATCAGATTTCTGAATTTATTAAATGTAAAAAGAATCCTGTATATTTCGCAAAAAAGTATGTCCAAATTGTTAATTTGGATGAGGGTCTTGTACCATTTGCACCATATAAGTTTCAAGAGAAATTAATAAAAAGATTCCATAAGCATAGATTCAATATATGTAAAATGCCACGACAGACTGGTAAGTCTACAACTGTGGTTGCATATCTATTACATTATGCTGTTTTTAATGACAGTGTGAATATTGGTATTCTTGCAAACAAAGCTGCAACTGCTAGGGAACTTCTTGGTAGATTGCAAACTGCATATGAGAACTTACCCAAATGGATGCAACAGGGTATTATAGCATGGAACAAAGGTTCAATGGAGTTAGAAAATGGTAGTAAAATCTTGGCTGCGTCTACTTCTGCTAGTGCTGTTAGGGGTATGTCTTTCAATATCCTTTTCTTGGATGAATTTGCTTTTGTTCCCAATCACATCGCTGACTCTTTCTTTGCTAGTGTTTACCCTACTATTACTTCTGGTAAAAGTACAAAAGTAATTATAGTTTCAACCCCACATGGTATGAATCACTTCTACCGAATGTGGCATGATGCAGAGAAAAGTAAGAATGAATATGTTCCAACTGATGTTCATTGGTCGGAAGTTCCTGGTAGAAATGCCAAATGGAAAAAACAAACTATAGCAAACACATCAGAACAACAATTTAAAATTGAGTTTGAGTGTGAGTTCTTAGGATCTATTGATACATTAATTGCAGCAAGTAAATTAAAGACATTAGTATATGATAATCCATTAACACAAAGTGCTGGATTGGATGTATATCATCCTGTCCAAGATAAACATGATTATCTGATTACTGTTGACGTTGCACGAGGAGTAGGAGAGGATTACTCAGCATTTGTAGTAGTTGATATTACCGAGTTTCCCCATAAGGTAGTAGCAAAGTATAGGAATAATGAAATCAAACCAATGATATTCCCAAATATCATATATGATGTTGCAAGGAATTATAACAATGCATTCATACTTTGTGAAGTAAATGATGTAGGAGATCAGGTTGCTGCTATTCTAAACTTTGATTTGGAGTATACAAATTTATTAATGTGTTCTATGAGAGGTAGAGCAGGTCAGATAGTAGGTCAAGGATTTTCTGGTAAGAAGACTCAGTTAGGAGTCAAGATGTCCAAGACGGTTAAAAAGGTAGGAGCACTTAATCTAAAGACTCTTATTGAGTCTGATAAGTTATTAACTTGTGATTATGATATTATGAGTGAATTAACTACTTTTATCCAAAAGAGTAATTCATTTGAAGCAGAAGAAGGATGTAATGATGACCTTGCTATGTGCTTGGTAATTTATGCGTGGTTGGTTGCTCAAGACTACTTCAAAGAACTCACAGATCAGGATGTAAGAAAGAGATTATATGACGAACAAAAGAATCAAATAGAACAGGACATGGCACCATTTGGTTTTATGTCAGATGGGTTAACTGAGGATACTTCCTTTGTAGATCCAGAAGGCCAAAGGTGGTATGCCGATGAATATGGAGATAGGTCATACATGTGGGACTACATGTAAAAATGCATGTAAGAGTAACCAATTTATAAATAATTTTAGTAAAAATGAATTTCTGATCGAGGAAAAAAGACATGTCACTTAACTTAGTATCACCTGGCGTAAAGGTAAGGGAAGTTGACTTAACTATCGGTAGAGTAGATGGTGCTAACGATCAAGTTGGTGCGATTGCAGGGCCATTT